AATCTTCGTATTTTGGATTGAGCGAGTTGATCCTGTCTTCAATATTGAGAGATTGGTAGGGTAGTTTAGATGATATGTATTTCATCAAATCTCTGCCGAATGTACTCTCTCTGTTAGATTCTTGGTTGGCCATATGGATTTATTATATTTATATGCACTATTCTAAACTTAAACTGTAATTGTTCATTTATTAAGAAAATGATGTGCCAGAATCAATGTTAGTGTATTGTGGTGTGCCAGATATGGAAACGGTTTCTGTGTCGCTCACTAGCCCTGTGCTAGCGGGATACATGTATGTGTTACCTGTGAGGGTGTCATAATCTGTTAGTATTGATGCGGCCTGGAAGTTGCTGTTGATAAAATAAATGTTACCCACAGGATTCTGCATGTAAGGGAACAGCCATCCTTTGATAATGAATGATGTGTCGCCAATTATACGATATTTCTCATTAGACTGCATATCAGTTGGATATGTGAGGTTCACTCCTCCATCCCACAGCACCTCGCTGCGTATCTCTTGTGGTATGTCAAACCCGTTGGGTATTATTGAGTAGGGTATCTTCCAAGAGATGATAATGTATGGATTGTTATATGGAACAAAATTTGAAATGATTTGATCCATGTCAGATTGAAACTTTGTTACAATGGACATGGATACACCAATGTTAACGGGCACAGGAGTCCTGTAATATTGTGAGGTGGCGCTTGTAGCAGTTTCTGTTGCACCTCTGGTAAGATAGAAGCCGCTAGTTTTATTGAAAACACGTTCCTCATCTCGTGCAATGTTTGTTATGCACACTGATACAACTGGCACAGTTAAATTTTGTGATTTGTTAACAATGTCATACAATACCCGCTCTTTTGGTGCATATACATACCTTACTTGCACTTTGTTTTGTGGAATGCGGTTCTTGTCGTAACGCTTGATAATAATGTCATCAAATGCAGCAACAAACTGAGTTATTAAGTCTTTTATCTCAAAATGAAATGTTTCTAGTTTCACTATTATATTTATTAACAAATACGCTCAATAAAAGATTTAGGCAGCTTATCTTTTGTACGTTTGAGCGTATTAACTATGTTGCCATCAAGAATGTACGTGGTTGAGAAATCATTTTTACTGCGCGTTGCGCGGCCACATGCTTGTACTAAAGAGTTAAGCATCTTGTTTTCATACCAATCCTTATCAACATCAAACAATTTTTTAATGCGCTTGGAAGATAATGGTGGAAAAGGCAGCTTGATAATAATTTGAAATCTGGCCAAATCGTCCTTTAAATCCACACCAAAAGATAGTGACGGCGAAACTAGAATGGTAGGGAAATCAGCTTCATAATGCTGCCTTAAGATTGCTTCATTATTTGCCAAATCATCCCGAAATAAAAATCTCTTGTTGTTTGATAGTTTATTCTTTAAGAAATTTGTAATGTCGCGCGAGTGTGTATGAACTATTCCTTTTTCTGTTTTGTGATGATCTATTATCACTTTAATTTGCTCGCAAATGTTGGGCAATATGTTAGTTAGATTTTTGTAATTTAATTTATTTTGAGATGAAACATATATTGGTGACTTCTGAGGATTAAAATCGCTTTCCACTTCCACATATTCATAGTCTTTAATGCCAAGAGTTTTAGCAAAATTTACATGGTCAATAATTGTTGCAGACATGAGCAACACATTATCGGCATGGTTAAAGATAAATTTTGTAAGACGGTCCGCCTTGAGTGGTGTAATAGTTACCTTCTTGCTGTCTTTATCAATAACAAACTCACAATCTTTCCACAGACTGTCCACCATGGTAAGAGAATTGTGTAAATTCTTCAGGTATTGTAATTTTATTTTTTCTGGTTGTGAAAGAGTGCGCTGTTTTTTATTAACTCGATTGATAAGGCTATTAATCTGCTCGCTTACATTAAAAATCAAATCGTAAATCCATGCTCTTGTCTTATCTTTGTTATCTGTAATGAGTGAGCTAAAACTAATGTCGTATTGCTTTAAGCGATCATAAACAACCTCTGCTGAGAACCGTTTGACTAATTCTTCTTCGAGTTCAGAAGCCTCATCACAAATAATAAAATTCTTACGCTTAACATGATTAGGCAGTGCAAGAAACATTTTATAATTTAACACAGAAAAATTCGACAAAAGAGATTGATTGCGGGCATTATAATACGGGCAGCGATTCTTCTCCCAGCATTCATCCCTTATCTTGGAAACAAGCACACATGGAGCTGTCTCCACATCAAAATTTGGATCTACATCACAAATGTAGTTAGATTTGCCTTTGAGAATGTCAGTATCAGGAAAGAGTTTCAAGTATTGGTCTTGCAGAGATTTTGTAATTGTTAGTGCAAATGTACCAAAGGGTGGTTGAGAGAGACAATCCACCTCATTAATATAATTACCGGCAAAGTCCTGCTTGTAGGCTGCATATGTGTTGACACTGTTGATGAACGTTTCATTGGGTCGGGAGCCAAGCCCGGACAGAGTTTTCGCCAGAAAGCTTTTGCCTGTGCCTGTTGGCGCACAACAGATCACAAACTTCTTGCCATTGTTGAAAGCTTTTTCTACACCACGTATGAGTTTAATTTGCTGCTGACTTGGCTCATATTCTTTTGGAAAATGCGATAGATATCTGCTGAACACAATTATATTATATACTACAAAAAAGTAAATTAAACTATATTCACTATGAGTCGTTTATTAAACAACTTTGACGTTTTCTCAATGCCCAGTGTCTTGATAATATCAGACAAATTTTTATTTGTTTTGCAAAATGTATTTACTGAATAATCAAATACCGCTTTTTTATTTGCAATATTAAATGCAAAAGGGTACGGGATTTCATAGATAATTTTTTTATTATTTTTTTCTTCGCAAATTAATGTAAAGACACAAAAAAAGTCCTTAACACAAAAGAGAATAATTTTCCCTCTTTTTACAATCTTATTCTCTAATGCAAATGTCACATTGTGCTGCAAAAAGGCGGTTATGCCCCGTTCAATCTGTTCAACTGACGTCATGAATTCATGAACCTCATTTTTTGCTGTGCATCTAGCAAAGAGAGACGCTCATTAAAGTATTTCCAAAATTGTTTATTTGCCGGTATGGCTTGAATCATGTCACATGCTGCCATGTTGATGCTTCTGTAATCTTGCATGAATATATCCCAGGTTATTAGAACGTTCTTAGCTGCAGGATCATATTTTGGGTAATTAATGGCGCGACGATAATTAAGAGCTATTCTGCCTTCGGGGCTCATGAGAAGCGACAAAGCGTTTGTGCAAAGCATTCTTCTCGTAGGAGGTGCACCCAAGCGTGGTCGCTTGCGCAAGAACTTAATTTCCACTACGTTGTTTAGAAGAAGACCTTTTAATGTGGGCAGCGACAGTTTCATTATCTTTTGTTATTGAACATATACCAAAAATGCGTTGCTCGTTTAAAAATAACCCCTTCTTTAAGCTGCCATGGTTTTCAATGTCAAGATTGGCAACAGGCACACCAAGGTTGTTAGGAAAGCAAACATAATCCCCCACTTTGACATATTTTGCACATGGTCCACAAAGTATTACTTCACCTATGCGCCACGCTTTTGTATCTGCATTAATGGGAATAACAATCCCATTGCGCACAATAGAGGTACCATCTTCAGTTTCATCAGCATACTTTACAAGTAATACATCATCAAGAACAGATTTAATATTATAACCGTAAAAAACGGAATTGAAGCTATTTTTTGGAAGTTCAGACAGATCAAGCAGACTTTTTTGTGTTGGTAGAAGATCAATATTTGCAGGCATACTGTAATTTAATTAGATGTTATGCTTTATCAATGTCTGCTTGCTGTAAGGTGCCAATATAATTGCGTATTTCGCGTTGTGAGAGCTCTATATTTTTTGCAATTTGCGCAATAATTTCGTCATCCTTTAGGTCTTTAGGTTCCTTAGTTTTCTTAAAATATGTTATTTTCTTGGCCGACACACGAGGAAATGTGGCACAGAATAATGCAAATAGATCTTTTTTAGATTCAAAAACGCCAATATATTTGTTCAGCGTGTTTGATACTTTGGCAAGTTCAGATGAATACATACTCAACCAGCGATTGACTAAAAACGGTTGAAACTCTGACTCTTCGTCTATTGAATTGAGACAGTTTTTATTCTTTGTGAATGCAATATTTGAAATAAAATCAAATATGGTCATTAGCTAATGACTTTTGAAGTCGCAATAAAAATGTCATCATTAAGCTTGTAGAAAAGCTCAACTACTTGCTTCATGAATTCAATTGATTGGCCGTCTGTAAGATTAGTCGAGTAAGCAAAAGCAGGCGCTTTCTTTCCAGCAACAACATTAATACCAGTATGACCAAGAGCCACATTGTTGGAAGAATATGTGATGCTCACGCTGCATTTGCCCTTGGGCTGTGTAACACCACCTTGTGTGTGTTCCTTGTGCACAATTAAATCATCACCATTCACTTCAATTGGTGTGCTGAGATACTGAGTGCTCAAGATGTTAGCTATTTGTGTATTGAATAGTCTCTGCCATGCAACTGCTCCAAATGGATCCAGGTTGGGTATCTCCCAAAGAAAATTAATTGCATCATCGCTGTAAATGTAGTCATTGTTTAGGACGTCTTCTGTGTCAATCATTCCGTCTGCTTCAACATGCATGGGTGAACGGAAAGCAATAATATTACCAATTGGCAGAGTTCTTTCACGAAAAAACTTATATGCAAATCTGGAGTGAAGTAGCTTACCATCATATACCTTAACGTCATTTAAAATCATGTTACAATAATAATGTATTGTTTGGAAAACTC